TGGTTTGCCGGGAAGCCGGAGCCGAAGATTTGGTGAAATAGTTGTTGCACGTTTGTTGAGCGTCTGCTAAACAGAGCGGCGTGAAGAAATTCAACACCACGATTGCCGCCCGCGTATCCAAGGAAACACGGGACAAACTGACCAAGAAAGCGGCCAAGCGCAAAATCCGCCTGACCGATATTGCGCGCGAAGCGCTGGAGGAAAAAGCGCGATGAAGAAGTTTAAACCAAAAGGCGGCAGTTGCCAGTTCAAAACATACTACCGCGCGCAGGTCTATCAAAAAGAATTTGCCGCGTGGATTACCTCCGGCAAACGATTTGAGACGGAGCAGGAGGCACGCGACTACGCGGACAAAATCAACGGACGGGTGCGCCGTATTTCATGCGACAAAGGAAGCGAGCTTATATGACCCAGTTTACCATGTTCGCGGAGGAAGAAGCCGCCGAAAAGAAATACTCCGCCAAGATCGAGGCTCCGGTTTATGAGCCGAAACAGGCCAAGCCGCATTTGATGACGCTTTGCGACTACTCAAAGACTGCCGCGCTAATCCGCGAAATCGACGCATCGGAATTGCCTGAAAACGAGAAGTCCTTTCTCCGTCAAGCCGCGCAACGTCACGCGGTTTTCCATTATGAGCGCATCGCCGACTACTACGCGCACGCGACGCCGGAGATGCAGCGACTCATGGAGCGAAGCGCGCTCATCATTATTGATTTCGAGGCCGCGATTGAACAGGGATTCGTCCGGCTTTGTGACGACATCAAAACGCAATTTATGGAGGAATACGTCGATGTGCCAACTCCCTGACAATTTTGCCGTGTTCATTCTCACGCACGGAAGGCCGGACAACGTTATCACGCTCAAATCCCTGAAGCGCCATGGCTACACTGGAAAAATCTTCTTCATTGTCGATGACGAGGACAAGACGCGAGATCGCTACATTGAAAACTTCGGGGAAGACCGCGTAATAATCTTTGACAAAAAGGAGGAAGCGGATGCCTGCGATGAAGGGAATAACTTTGACGAGCGGCGCACGATCCTTATGGCCCGAAACGCCTGCTTCGGCATCGCCCGATCGCTTGGTTTGACGTATTTCCTTCAACTCGACGACGATTATAGCGAGTTCAAATTCCGCTTTGAAAAAGAGCTTTCACGAAAGTGGATCATCATAAACCTCGACGCGGTTATAAAATCTTTCCTGATATATTTCGCCTCTATCTCTGCGAAAAGCCTGGCCTTTTCGCAAGGCGGCGATCATATCGGCGGCTATGCTGGCAAGACGAAGCTGAAACGAAAATGTATGAACTCCTTTTTCTGTTCCGTCGAGCGACCCTTTCGATTTATCGGCGCGATGAACGAAGACGTAAATACTTATACGACGCTTGGGAGCCGGGGCGATTTATTTCTGACTTTTACCAGCGTGCAGCTTGACCAAGCCGAGACGCAATCGCAAGCGGGCGGAATTACTGACATGTATCTTCGATTTGGGACGTACTGCAAAGCGTTTACTACGACGATGATGATGCCGGGGAGCGTCAAAGTCTCAATGATGCGTAGCAAAAACCCACGCATCCATCATTCGATAAACTGGCAGACTACCGTTCCGTGTATTCTCCGCGAAAAGTTCAAGAAACCACAACCCGTGTGACCCTGGCTCAACTCCACAACACCCCGTCCGCGCCTGGTGCCGCCATTAGTTTTGCCGATTACTTTACAGGTATTGACAATCCGCGCACGTTAAGTAATTGTGGCGGCGCATGGCCGTTGCTCCGCTCTCTTATTTTCCGCAAAGTATCACCAGCGGCGACACTACGCTGCTGCTGCTAAATCTGCCAAACTGCCCGGCGTCTGGCGGCACGGCCACCCTCATCCTCAACAAGACCGGCAGCGCGCCGATCACCTGCACAGGAAGCGCCAGCGGCGACAACTTCGCTTTCACGATCACCGCCGCGCAGTCCACGACGATGGCGGCGGGGGCATGGACATGGACGGCTCGCTACACAGAGAGCGGCACAGGCTACGTTTACAGCGGCGGCGACGGTGACTTTACGGTGCTCGCCAACCCGGCTTCCACGCTCACGAAGTCGAGCACTGAGCAGCAACTCGACGCGGCAAACACCGCGCTGCTCACGTTGCTGGCGAATCCCGATCAAAGCGTTTCATTCAACGGCCAGAGCTTCACAAAGGAGAATCAAAACGCGCTGCTCGACATCGTTTACCGTCTCGAATCCAAGCTCGCCGCAGAGCGCAACGCTGCCGCCGGTCTGCGAGGCGATCCAGTCACGCGGTCAATCCGTCCGTATTTTGTCTAAATGAGCGCCACCAAGAAAGCCCCGAAACTCAACGGAAGCCGCGCCGTGCCAGCCGTTGTCGGCAAAGCGCCGGCGACCAATCCGCAGAACTACTGGCAGCTTATGGAGCAGCTTAAAAAGCTCTCCCCCGATTGGCGTCCTGACCGCGTAGGCGTCGAGTCGGAAACCTTCCGCAACCACTGGGAACTGCGTGCTTTCAGCCGTAATCTTTGGCGCGAAAATCCATACATCATCGGCTACGGCCAGGAGCTTTCCGCGAACGTGTTCGGGCCGAACGGCTACACGCTGCGAATGATGGCTAAGGAAGAAGCCGACCGCGTGATCTATTCCGAGGAGGAAAAGTCCGCGATTCGTCGCGCCGAGTCGCGCCGGAATGATGTGCTACGTTTCGCCTCCGCACAAAGCGGCAAACCGTTCAAGCCGCAGAAACTTCTGCACACGATCAAAGGACAGACAAAGGTAAAAGTCGGCGAGCCTGACACGTTCGCCAATCAGCTAATTGAACGCAAGTGGGCGGAATGGCAGCACCGCGAGAATTGCACCGTCACCGGGCGAATCAGCTACAACGAATCGCGACAGCTTCGCCTGAAATCCTGCGCCCGCGACGGCGAGCACTTCATTCGGCTCGTGCGCGATGCGCGCTACGTGCCTTTCGGTTTCCGCATCCAGCATATCAACGCCGAGTGGTGCAACTACTACCTGACCTGCAAAAACAAAAAAACCGGAAACTCCATCCGATTCGGCATCGAGTATGACGAGACGTTCGCAGCACCGCGCCCGGTGGCGTATTGGTTCGTGCGCGCCACCGCGGGCGAATGGGCCACGCAATCTCCGGTTCAATACTACGGCAACACGACCGATAACTGCGTTCGCATCCCCGCCGAGGACATCATCCATTACGCGAAATTCGACGACGACGCGGACGTAACGCGCCCGGTGCCGTGGACCACGCCGGTTATGTCGGACGTTCGCCAACTGGCGAAAGCAATCGAGGCCGTGGTGGTGGCGATGCGCGTCGGGGCTTGCTCGAATGTGTTTTTCGAGACTGACCTCATGGGGCCGGACGGAACGACCGCCGCCGGCGCAGACCCGGACATCATGAAGGGGCTTTCAATGCAAATGAACCCCGGCGGCGCGCACGGACTGCCGCCTGGCGTTCGCGCGAAGGAGTTCAACCCGAACCAGCCCAACCCCAACACTGGCGTTGTTCGCAACGAAATCCTGCGCGGCATTTGTGCCGGTTTGCCGGGCGCGCAGTTCTCGACCATTGGCCAGAATTACGCCGAAATCAATTTCAGTGCCGGGCGGCTCGAGCGCCTCACAATCACCGCTCATTGGATGATGCTTCAGGAGTTTGACATCGCCATTGCCGAACGCCGCATCTTTTCCGAGTGGCTGAAAATGGCGCTTATCACTGGCGACATCCCGTTGCCAGTGGAGAAGTTTTGGAAGTTCAATCAGCCGAAATTTACCGGGCGGCGATGGGAGGGCGTGGACCCGATTAAAGAGGCCAACGCCAAGGCACTCAACCTCGCCAACAAGTTCACCAGCCCGCAGCGCATCCATGACGAGCAGGGCACCGACCTAGAACAGACCTGCGTGGAGATTCAGGAATCGGCGATGATTTACGCGCATTACGGCATCGAGTCCGCGACAACCAAAGGGCCGTTGGAAGCCGAGGACGAAGAAGACGAAGACGAATCCGAACCCAAGCAACCAACCAAAGAACAAGAATGAAAAACTGGTTTTCCATCACCAACAAAGCCGAAGCCGCTGCCGAGATTTCCATCCATGATGAGATTGGATTCTGGGGCGTAACTGCCAAGGATTTCGTGGCCGCGCTGAATGCGGTCGGGCCGCTCCGCGACATCGTGCTCAACATTGACTGCCCCGGCGGCGACTGCGGCGACGGCTTCACGATTTACGACGCCATCAAGACGCACAAGGCGAGCGTGTCCGCAAACATAACCGGCTTCGCTGGCAGCATGGCCAGCGTCGTCATGCTCGCCGCCGATAAGGGCAAGCTCCGCATCGCTGAGAATGGACGCGTGATGATTCATCGCGTGAGCGGTGGAGCACACGGCAACGCCGATGACCTGAGCGCGGCGGCAAAAGTCGTGGAGCAATTCGAGAATCGCATCGTTGCGCTTTACACCGAGCGCACCGGCAAGACCGAGACGGAGATCCGCGACATGATGAAAGCGGAAATGGGAACATGGTTTTTCGGACAGGAGGCCGTGGACGCAGGCTTCGCGGATGCCGTCATTCCCGGCGCTAAAGCAAAAGCGTTCCGCAACGAATGGGCGGCAAAGTTTCAAATGCTCCCGGCGGCCCTTTTTAGGGAGCAAAAAGAATCTGTTGACAATTTGGTTAACGCACCTAAACAATCAACGCACCTAAACAAAATGGCCAAACCCACTACACCGACCGAACTGGAAACGACTCCGGTTGAAACGCCTCCCGCAACCCCACAGCCCGAGCCGACGCCTGAACCTGCGCCCGTCGCATCCGGCCAGGTGACGATCACCGCCGACGCCGACGAACTCCGCGCCGAGGGTGCGGCTGCCGAGCGAAAGCGCATCGCCGACATCCGTACATGGGCCAAGTCCGTGGAAAAAATGCAAAACATCAACCTTGCCAGCGCGGTTGACACTTTCCTCGCCAACGGAAAGCCGCTCGCGGATTTTAAGGAGCACGTCATCACGAACACGTTCAAGGTCGCGCCGATCACTACTCCAACCGATTCCGCCGGAGCACAGGGCAAGACGATTTCTCGTTCTGAGTTTGACAAAATGGACGACACCGCTCGCAGCGAGTATCTCAAGGCAGGCGGTCGCATTTCCAAAGAATAATTCACCAGCAGACAATCACTAACCAGCAACCATTAAAAGCTAAACCACTATGGCCAACACACTAACCTCACTCGCCGCTGACATCTACAACGCGCGGGACATCGTCGCCCGCGAAGCCGTGGGCGTTATCAACTCCGCCCTTGTCAATACCGGCTCTCAGGTCGCCGCGTTTGGCGATACTGTCCGTTCATTCGTCACCGCCGAGCCGACGCTCAACACGAGCTACACGCCCGCAATGACGATTCCAAACTCGGACGATCAAACCGTTTCAAACCTGACCTGCACACTCGACCAAGTTGCAAACGTCAAGATTGGTTTGACCGGCGAGGAAATCCGCCATCTCGACAACGGCGCCGGAGCCGAGCGCGTCCGCGTGGATATGTTCGCACAGGCGTTCCGCAAAATCACCAACACCATCGAGACATACGGCGCGCTGCAAATCGCCAAGGGCGCAAGCCGCGCAACCGGCACCGCTGGAACTACTCCGTTTGCGTCCACGCACGCCATCCTCAACGATGCTCGGCAAATCCTGCTCGACAACGGTGCGCCCGTGAAGGGTGGCGGCCTTAGCTGTGTGCTGAATAGCAGCGCCGGGACGAACTTCCGCAACCTCTCGAATCTGTTCAAGGTGAACGAGGCCGGAAGTTCCGACCTGTTGCGAAAGGGCGAACTCACGATGCTCTCGAACTTTTCCATCAAGGAAAGCGCGGGCGTCGCGGCAACAACGGCGGGAACTGGCGCAAGCTACCTCATCAACAACGGCTCAGGCTACGCCATCGGCGCAACCGCGCTTACGCTCGACACCGGGTCCGGCACCATCCTCGCTGGCGACATCATCACCATCGGTTCTCATAAATACGTTGTGGCATCCGCGCTCGCCTCGAACGTCGTGACGATTGCCGCTCCCGGTTTGCGAGCGGCGGTTGCCGACAACGCCGCCGTGACCGTGAACGCCACCAGCACTCGTAACCTCGCATTTGACCGCAGTGCGGCGGAGCTTGTCATGCGCGCCCCGGCGCAACCCTACGGCGGCGACGCGGCGGTTGACCGCATGACCGTTGGCGACCCCGTTTCCGGTCTGAACTTTGAAATCGCGGAATACAAAGGCTACGGGAAAGTGATGTATGACATCACCACCTTCTACACCGTCAAGGTGTGGAAACCAGAGTTCGCCGCGATCATCCTCGGCTAATCTTCAAATACAACCACTACAAAGCGCCCGCTCGGATAACAACGGGCGGGCGCTTTTTGTTTCATGGCATCACGCATCACAGCAGCTTGGGAACGACTCTACGCGGCGCAAACGCGCACGCTGGCTGACACCGCGACGAGCGATACCGGCACGCGCCAGGCGACCGTGGGCAACGTCACCGGCAACGCTGTGATTGGCGTTCCGGCGTTCTCGGACGATCTGCAAGTGGACGGATTCAGCCAGGGCGGTGAATACACGTTCTCGATGCTAGCCAGCGATTTCGAGACGCCGCCAGCGCCGCAAAGCGCCATCACGCTGCCGGGAGTCGCGGCTGTGCTTGTGATGAAAGACGCAGACCTCAACAACGGCGTTTATCACTTCACCGCCATTGACCCTAGCAAACGATGAGCAGCCCAACCCTCGAAAGCCTCGTTGAAACCGCTTACCGCGACGTGCTCAGGCTTTACGAAACCGACCTCGTGGATGTCCGCATCAACCTCGCCAGCGCCGCCACGAACCAGACGACCACGGCGGCAGACGACAACAGCGGACATGATGCCGCCGTCATCCCGATTCCGTGCGTGCGTCTCCGCGCCGAGGCCGTCAACGAAGCGGTCGGCATGACGACGCCGAAATGGGCCGTGCGGCTGGAGGTCGAAGTGGAGCAGCTTGGCACCGTCGCCGATGGCGGCATCACGCTGGATGATCTTTACCGGCTCGCCGTGCGCCCGTTCTGGTATTCTTCACCAACGCTCGCCGAGGCGCTGGCCACGGCCAACGCCAGCCTGCGCGTTCACGGCATCAGCAAGCGAGGCGAAGGGCTGGAGCAGGAAGCGATGGAAGCGAGCATTTCCAGGCGCAATTTTGTGACCGTTCACTGCGCGCCGATGACGATTGCCTAAACTTAACGCTTGCAAATAGTCAACTGGCCTTTAGTATTTTGCCCATGCCGAAGCTCGACACAACCCCAAGCGCCCAACCAGCCGACTCGGCATCCCCTTTGACGGCGCTCGAACAGGAGCTTGCAACGCGCGAGGCGTTTCTTGCCACGTTGACGGAAAAGGATTCCGAAGGCTACCGCGTCCATGCCGAAATTGTCGCCAATCTCAAACGTCAACTCGCTAAACCATAATTTATGCCTTCTGTAACTCTTGTCGGGACCGCCGGTCCAGCCTTCGCCCTTCCCGCCGCCGAGCTTCACGTTGACGCCGAAAGCGTCACCGTTGACGTAGCTCCACAGTTCATCAAAGAAAAGACTGATTACGCCGGGATCATTAACAACGTGGCATATGGCCCGATGGAGCTATCACTTTCAATCAGCGGAAAGACAAAGACCAAATCTGTAAGTGGCGGCTACACTGGTTCGCTTTTGCTTTCCGTCTTGGGAACCGCGTTTTCTCCTGTCACGACTTACACCACGCTTTCGGCGGGCACTCCGATCACCGCTATCTGGGGAGCGCCGACCACCGGCCTGTATTTGGAAAAAGGAAGTCTCAGCTACGGCGAGGGCGATTACGTCGGCTTCTCGTGCGACTTTAAGGCCCGCGCCGGAATCACTTAACCACCAACCAACGGAGCGGGCACCGTAGAAACCGCATAGACAAATGACGACACAGGCACTGCCGCAGAAGCAGATATTCGAGTGCAGCAACCTTACGCTTGCCATCGCGCTTGCTTCGTTTGGATGCGCGTTCGCAAACGCTGACGGGCGCAGTCTTTTCGGGCTGAACAAATACACGCTAGCATTCATTCGAGGACACGCTCTATACGACAAAACCAAGGGAATGACGCATGACGACGCCATCCGGTTTCTATGGCGCAACGGTCAACCAGGAAACATATCCTATTGTTTGGAGCGGTCGCCGTTACTCACTGAGATTTGCGAAGGCTGGGACGATCAGGCCGCATCTGGCGACGCGCCGTGTACCTTGAAAGTTTCGCCGCGAGACGCCGGACGCATCGCGCGCAGACTCACGCAAACTCGCGCGCAATTCATCGGAGACAAGTCAACCGTTCCGCTTTGGAGACGGAAAGACGCGGAAGGCAATCTCCTAGTGCCCGCAATCGCGCACAATGTCGGAACCAGCACGACCGAATCAACCGGGGACAGATCGACGCGGACAGTAATCCGAAACGCGAAAATGAAGGGAGTGCAAATCTAATGGAAACAGAAACACCAGCAGTCGCACCCGAAACATCCGCCGACTTGGGCGTGGTGCATTACTTCAAAGGCAAACCGCTGCAAACGTTCAGCTTTGCGCGCCAGTCCGCTTTTCAGCGCCTCCGAATCGGCAGCGAGTCCGCGCTCGAATCCGCCGCGATGTTGGTTTTCCTGTGCCTGCAAAAGCCGGAACGCATTGACCGTGCGCGCGGCGATGAAGGTTGTGCCTCGTTTCGCCTGGCGCTTTCCGAATGGGCAGACGAACAGAAAATCGGCATCAGCTACACCGACGACGCGGGCGTTTTGCATGGCAGCAAAGCGGGTAGCGAAGTGCAGAAAATCGCGTCCGAAGTGTGGGCTGAAATCGCCGCTGCCGAAAGCGAGCCGGACCTTAAAAATGAGTCAGGAATTGAAAGCCCAAACGCATGACGCCGGGATGGGAGGCGTCCTACGTCGCCAAAATCTCGGCAGTCCTTCACGGATCGCTCACGCCGCATCAAATCCGATGGGAGTTGCCGCTCGCGGACGGACTGCGCTTTGTGACGTATTGGTGGAATCACTTTTTCGAGCGGTACGTCGGCGGCACCGTGTTTCACGGCGTGGATTGCGTGCGACCTCGGCGCGAGGAGGAAGAGCAACCTGAGATCGTATGAGCGCAACGCTTACCTGTGATCTTACCAACTTCCGCGCCGCGCTGGCGAACGTCGCGCTTGCATCGAAAAAGCCGGAAGCCGAGATTGTAAACAAGGCGCTCAAGGATGTCGCATTTCGCTCCGCGCAGTTCACGCCAAAGACTACCGCGTCAAAGGTTCGCGCCGATCTGCCGCGTGAAATGCTTATGCGGATGGCGGCAAAGCATCTGTCAGAAAAACGAGGCAACTACACGAAAGAGGAATTGCGCGCGACCGCTGCCAACATTGCCAAGCGTCGGCGCTCCGGCATCGGTGGCGTGCGCGCGGGCTGGATTCCGGCGATCCTGGCGCTTGGCGGCACCTATCGCGGAGCCAAGGCTAAACCGGGCGGAAGCGCAGCCAAAGGCACGGCGAAAAAAGCCGGACTGTTTCGAATGGCTGGACTTATCCGCAACTCAGTGGTCACGACACAGTTTGCCAAACGAACCAACACAGGAGCGGGCAATATCCCGTTTGCGGTCAACGCGCTAAGGCGAGCCATCGTATTTGTGACCAATGATCGAAACGCATACGCAGCGCGAAAGGCTGGCGTCGGCAAGGTGCTTCGGAAATACTCAGACAAATAAATGGCCACTCAATCACTCGAATTTAAGAGCGGGCTGGACGACTCCAAGTTTCAGGCCGGTCTGAAAAACATGGAAAAAGGCGCGAAGGCGTCCACTGGCAAAATCTCCGGCATGATGAAGGGCATCGGCATCATGGCGGCGGCAACGGCTGCGCTTGGCGCGGCTAAAGGCATCGCCAATATGACCGGCGATCTATCCGACCAAGCCAACCAGCTCAACATGAACGTCGAGAACATGCAAAAGCTGCAAGGCGTTATGGCGTTGGGCGGAACGGACGCCGACAAGTTTGTGATGGGCATGCAGAAGATTGGCGTTGCCATGACGACCGCACGCGAGGAAGGCGGGCCGACGTTGGAAAACTTTGAGAAGATGGGCATTAGCTTTACGCAACTTGCAGATGCCGGAGACGACACGGAAAAGGTGTTTCGGCTCATGTCCGACGCATTGCAAAAGAGCAACGGCGCTCTTTCAGTTCACAACGCCGCGCTTGAAATTATAGGAACAAGGCAAGGAAAGATGGTCGGTACGATGAAAGCCGGAACAGCGGCCATCGACGAGCAGGCCAAGAGCGTTTTCATACTGACCGCGCGACAGGTTGAATACGGAGATAGAGCTAGCGATATAGTAGGGCAGGAAATCGAAAACGCCAAAAAACTTGGGGCTGCAAAACTTTTAATGGGAGGGCATGCAACAGGAAAGTTCGGCGGCATGAAAGACAAGGTGGACGCGCCGACGTTTAGACGCTTTGAAGGCGCAGACCCTCGACGACTCGCCGCCGAGAAAAAGGCATTGGAGCTAAGAAAGGCATCTTTGCAGGTTTTGATCCAAACCACCGAAGAGGCGCACAAGGCATCTCAGGAATCTGCTGCGGCGGCTCGCGAATCTTTGATGGCGGCTCTCTCCGGCCAGCGCGCGACACGCCCAACATCAAGGGAGCGAAGCATAAGCCGGATGATGGAAAGTCTTGAAAGCCCAACGCAGCGCAAGACGGGACTACAAACCAGCGGGCTAGGAGGCCGCAGGTTTGGCGAAACGATTATGGGAGGCGGGCTGGCTACCGGAAAATTGACAGATCAATACAGGTCTCTATCGGCAAGATCGGGTGTCGGCAAGGCATTGTCGGAGTTTGCCAAGGCAAAGCAAATTGAAAAACAAAACGCTGAAAATCTTGCAACCTCAACCGCTCTGTTGAAAGAAATCGAGAGGGGCATCAACGGAAACTAACACATGCCATCTGTCCTTTACCGACCAGCCAGCGGAACCGGATATGATTTCGGCTTGAAGTCCACGCCCATCGCCAGCAAGAGCGAATGGGGAATTGACACGCTGACCGTGGAAATGTGGGGAGCACAACCTGGCCTTGTGGCTTACGTGGCCGCACTGGCCCAAGGTCAGACATACACCTACAATTCCCAAACGTGGTATCTGCAAAGCTGGAGCGACGACAAGGACACGGTTTATCCGACTGTCACTCTGGTTTACAAAGGCTTGTTTGGCGGCATCCCGACGCCGTTTGTAAACGGCCAGTCCATAGTGCAAACCGGAACAATTTCATGCACGTGGCCGGACGAGGCATCGAGGACGTTCAGCTATTACACCCGGCAGACGACCACGCGATACATTGCAACCTCTCGGCCTGTTCTGCCTACCTACACAACGCCCGACATCCCGTTCACTCCGGTGATTTACAAGAGTGAAATCCGTAACGCTAACGGAAGCCTGTATCTTGGCAACGCACCGGCGGCGCTAGTTACCGCGCTAACTCCCGGAGCCGCATCGCCATCCACAACGATGACCTGCAACGAAGTTGTGGCAGGTTCGCCGTTGTTTGAGTGCGAGGACGTTTGCACAATCTTGATTCCGTCGAACTAACATGCCGAACAAATTGCCGGACCTTCCAAAGGTGGACAAAGCGACCGGATGGCAGGGCGTTAAAAAAGCCGTAGCCAAACTGCGCGAGGAATTTTTGCGCTCCTATTTGTTGGACTCGGCGAGCGTGACGGTTGTTGACAATCCCGGCAAAGGTCGAAGCGCCGAAGTGAATTTTCCGAATCAGGGTGCCGGGTTGCCATCCGTTGACATCACGATTGCCGGAACCGAAACAATCCCGGACGGCGGGTTGTGGCGCGAGATCACAGCCAGTTTCGACGTGCCCGACAGAACGCCCGTGGCCGTGGATATGGGAGAACAGGCATATCCGATCACCTTCGTTGGCAGCAAAGTTGAGTCCGGGCAGGTTTACCTTCGGTTCTACACCGCCACAGGAGGGAGCGCCACCATGACCAGCGGAACAATCCGAGTGACCGCGTTAGAAAAGTAAAACTTGAATAGCAACCACCCCTAAACTAAGTTCCGCACATGGCCAACGAATTTACCTTTTCCGGCACGTTTCAATTCCTCAAATCTCTGGCCAAGGTTTCCGCCGTGGCGACCACGCAGGCGACCGTCTCCGGCACGCAATGCAACGACGGCACGCAAAGCGTCGGCACCAGTTACGAGGCTCTGGACTTCGGAGACATGGGCACCACGCCCGGTTACGTGATGCTGCAAAACCTCGACCCGACAAATTACGTGGAGATTTCCAGCGACGGCGGCGCGACGTATTGTATAAGGCTCAAAGCTGGCAGCACCAGCGTCGGCGGCGGCATCGCGGTTTTCTTCAACAATTCGCTGACCACTTGGGGCGCGCGAGCCAACACCGCCGCCTGCCTCATTTCTGTTCGCGCAGTAGCTCCTTAACCTATGCCATCACCCGGCCAAATCTTTTTCGTTTGGGACAACACGCGGATGCGCTGGATGACCGGCCTGACATCGGGCCGATTCCAGCCTGAGCTAGTGCTTCCCGAGGGCGACACGATTGACTTCGTGTTCCGATGGTCAAACAACGGCACGCTCTACACGCCAGCCCTAACGCCGGTCTGGATTTTCGGCATCAAGGATTCAACCACGCCGAGCGGGGATTTTCTAGTGCAGGTCAACACGGCGGCGGCATCGAGCGGAGTTTACACGTTCACGGTGCCGATTTCGTCGGCGGAGTTGCAGACATGGCTCTCTACCGCCACCGATACCAGCCGCGTCGCCATCCAGATCACGGACACCGCCAACGGCATCGCCACCGGCCCGTTGCTGGCCAAGATCGAGCCGAACCAGAACGATAGCGGCACCACCCCAACCAGCGCGAACGGCACGCTAGACGTGGCTGCTGGCAAGACCGTCACCTTCCCTCTTTCGCTCACGTTCCCGAGCGCGGCAGGGACGAATGGCTATCAGCTTACCACGGATGGCGCTGGCACGCTGACGTGGGCTGCGAGCGGCGGAATAGCTGACGGAGACAAAGGCGACATCACGGTAAGCGCGAGCGGCGCAACGTGGACGATTGACTCGGGCGCGGTGACGCTGGCGAAGATGGCAAACATTGACGCCAGCGGCGGCGTGAAGGTGCTCGGACGCAGCACGGCGAGCAGCGGTGTGCCGGAGATACTGTCAACCAGCGGCACCGGCAGCGTGGCGATGACTGACTCGCCGACGTTCACAACCGTCGTGAATGCGCCGACAATTATCTCTCCAACCATTGAAATTCCGTACGGCTCAACTAGCATTGATTGGGTTGATTTAACCGGCAATGGCGTATTGTTTCTTCAACCGCCATCGGGTGCCTTTGGAAGCAACAAAACCATCACGCTGCCCAACGCCACCGGCACAGTCGCGCTGACCAGCGACATCACCGGCGGCACGCTGGCGGGGAGCTTTACCACGCTGGCGGGCACGAGCAGCCTGACCTTGGGCACCAATGGAGGCACAGGCGGCAGCTTGGTGTTGCTCGGCAGCACGAGCGGAAGCGCGACCATTAGCGCGAGCGCAACCGGGGCACTAAGCTTGCCAAACGGCACAGACCTTGGCACTCCATTGAGCGGAGTAATGAACAATCTGACCGGCATCCTGCGCGGCTTGGTAGCGCAGGAGACGGTCGCGAGCTACAATGGGGTAACGCTAACGGGCACCATGTATTTCGCGGACTCCACCGCGCGTACGAATGGAGAGCTGACGGGCATTGGCACGTTGTTTAGCTCGGAAGCGAAAGTAGGGGATCGCATTGCCACCGCGTCCAGCGGCGTTTTCGGATCGGAAGCTGGACCGTTTTTCGTCAAAAGCATCGCGTCAAATACATCGCTAACGCTGACCAAGGCAGGGAACACCGCACAGGTTGGTTCTGGAAATGCCGTGAGCGCGAAGATTTTCCGGTCGATCCTAACCGCCCAATCCGCTGCTGGTTCGAATCTGGTTACAATCTCGGCGGACGGAACACTAATTCTCGGAACGCCGCCTAATAGCCTGGCCTCCGGGGCCATCGCCGCCTCCGGAGCGAACGCAACTTTCAACTACGTCTATCTTGGGGGCAACCGAATATACAGCTCGGGCGGATGGACGAGCATCGAAACATACAATGGATCCGCAAACGTGGACATTGGACTCTCCGAGAGCGGAACGACGCGGGTTCACATTCTTACCGTAGCCAGCACTCTCGCTGTTACCGGATCGACAACGCTGACCGGGCTGCTAACAGCCAATGGCGGTATTACTGTTGTCGGTGGAGCAAACTTGCTCACTACAAATACTGACCTGACTTCTTACAACTCCAGCAACACTGCGAGCATTGGCTCCTCGGCCAATGCGCCTTATCCCGGCGACCCGACAAAATGGATTGCCATCAACGACAACGGGACAACCCGATATATTCCCACTTGGAATTAACCTTATGAAAGACCTGTTCACAATCCAAACCGAGTCCGGCCAACTTTGGCTCGACATCAAAGCACACCTTGACGCCAAGGAGGCAGAACTGGCCGCGCAAGAGGATGCCCATGCCGCCGCGCTCGCCAACCTGACCGACGATCACGCCGTCGCGCTCGCGCAAGCCGCAGCCGACCAAGCATCCGCCGTGGAAGCCGCGAAGCTGGCAATCCAAATCAACCTTGATGCGCTCGTGGTCGCTGCCGAGGCCGCGCACGCCAGCGGCGACCACGATGCCGTTGCTGTCGTAATCGCGCAGGCGCGCACCTATACGACATCCGCAAGACGAGCGAAGATCGAGGCGGAACTTGCCGCCGCACAAGCCGCCGCCGCTGACGCCGCTGCAAAACTCGCCGCGCTGTGAGTGACGAAAACCACATCGCGCACGCAGCCTCCGACGAGGTGACACGCGGCATCGTAGCCGCGGCGCTGTCTGGCGTCATCGCTGCCGTCATTGCGTGGCGGAAGAATCTGTGGGCGTGGCTGAC